ATATTACTAATCTTACTCGTACTTTCTCATATATTCCATTAATTGAAGAAATTCAAGTTGAACCTGATGGTTCACTTAATATAAATGGTTTTTCTTTATTAGTTCCAGAACATGTTTCTATTGTCTTATGTAATTATTGTAAGATTAAGCAAGATACTTGGGATAGATTTGATAGTGATGCGCGCTATGTAATTACTGATTTAGAAAATTTAATAGAAAGACATATAAAAGATAGATACCCAATGTTTTATGATTTAATTATTTATAAAATAGATGGTATGACTAATGAGAATATTCAAGCGACTCTTGAAAATGATTATGGGGTGCGGCATTCAGTGGAGTACATCTCATCCCTCTGGCGCAAGAAGATTCCTAAGTTGATTGCGGAAGCAGCGCAAAAAGACTGGTTAGAGTGGCACTTTACCTATGAAGAGTATGGTAAATGGAAAAGATGTTCGCGTTGCGGCAGGATCAAATTAGCTCATAATATGTTTTTCTCAAAAAATAATACAAGTAAAGATGGATTTTATAGCATTTGTAAGTCATGTAGAAATGCTAAGACTAATAAAAATAAACAAGTAAAGACAATTAACTATAAAGGGGTTAATTGGGCAAGATAAGATAACTAAATAAGATAAAAACTCATAATTACTGAGTAATAAACAAAGGAGAATAGTGTATGGGTCAAAAATTAACTTGTCAAAAATGCGGCCGCACTATGGATGAACTCAAGTTTTATACTTATAAGAATGGGCAAAAGACTGAAATGTGTAAGGACTGTTTGACTATGCATATAGACAATTATGATCCTAACACATTTTTGTGGTTGCTTGAAAAAATGGATGTACCTTATGTTCCATCTGAATGGAATATATTGAGGGATAGAGCTTTTGCTAAGAACCCAGATAAAATGAACGGTATGTCTGTTTTTGGTAAATATCTTTCTAAAATGAAGCTGAAGCAATGGAATCAATATGGTTGGGCAGATACTGAAAAGTGTCAAGCGCTTCAAGCTGAAAAAGAAAGAAAAAATACTGCTCAAAGGAAGCAATCAGATGAAATATTCGAAAAGGAATTAAAAGAAAAATTTGAAGCGGGAGAGATTTCTGAAGCTGAATACAAGACTATGATGTCTACTCCAACGCAAAATAAGGAATATGTGCCTAAAACTTCCGCAGAATTAGATGCACAGTTTCATAATCCTTTCCAAGAACAACAATTTGCTCAAGTAGATTTGCCGAATCCTGCGGCAGACCTCACTGAAGATGATATGAAATATCTGGCTTTAAAGTGGGGTACTTTGTATAAACCACAAGAATGGATTGATTTAGAGAAAACTTATACTGAAATGACCAATTCATTCGATATTCAAGACGCAGATACTATTAATTCCTTAATTATTATTTGTAAACTAAATTTAAAAGCAAACCAGGCCCTGGATATGGGTGATTATGAAGGTTTTACAAAACTTTCAAGAGAGCTAGGTAATCAACGTAAATTAGCTAACTTTGCGGCGGCGCAAAGAAAGAAAGAAGAAAAAAATGATTTCGTTGATAGTGTAGGTGAATTAGTAGCCTATTGTGAGAAAAATGGTGGTCAAATACCAAGATTTGAACTGGATGCACCTGTTGATATTATTGATACAGTTATTAAAGACTTAAAAGAATATACTAAGTCACTTATTTATTCTGATACTGCTCTTGCTAGGCAGATTGAAGAATATATTAAGAAGAAAGAAATTGTGGATCAACAGAAGAAAGATAGGGAAGAGGCTAAAGATAAAGGTCTTGAAGCACCTGAAATGTCTGATAAAGATTTTTTGGAATATGCTAATAGCTTAGAAGAGCAGAAACAAGAGGATGCGGCTGCACTTAGTACAGAAACTGAATCAGAGGATGCACAATGAGCTTACAAGATTTGATGAATCTTTCAAGTCAGACTAGTCATAAACAAGGTCTTTCTGAAGAACGCTTAGCTAATCAAATGTCTAATTTAAGACATATGATTAGTTTCTTTCGTGAATATCCAGACTATTTTGTAGACTTTATCAAAGGTCCGAATAGTAATTTCAAATTTTATTTTTATCAAAGAATTTTTATTAGAGTAGTAATGCGTCATAGATACGTATATGCTACTTTCCCAAGAGCCTACAGTAAGTCATTCTTAAGCATGATGGTATTAATGCTTAGATGTATTTTCTATCCTGGTGCAGAGTTATTCGTAACAACAGGAGGAAAAGAGCAAGCGGCAAGTATTACAATCGCTAAGATTGAGGAAATTTGTCGATTGATACCAGCTTTTGAGAATGAAATTGACTGGGGTCGCGGAAAAACAAAGAAAACAAAAGATAATGTTGAATATGTATTTAAAAACGGTAGTAAGATTAACATTCTGACTGCGCGGCAGTCCTCTAGGGGGCAGCGTCGTACCGGCGGATTGATGGAGGAGTGTGTTCTAATTGATGGAGATATTCTGAATGAAGTTATCATACCTACAACGAACGTAGATAGAAGACTTCCTGACGGCAGCCGCCATAAAGAAGAGAATGTTAATAAGAGCCAGATTTATATTACCACTGCGGGTTGGAAGAATAGTTTTGCTTATGCTAAACTGATTGAACTATTGGTTCAATCTATTATCGAACCAGATCAGGTTATGATAATGGGTGGAACCTATGAGACTCCAGTTTGCGAAGGACTACTCAATGAAGATTTTGTTGACCAATTACGCATGCAAGGTACATTCAACGATGAATCTTTTGACCGTGAGTATAGAAGTATTTGGAGTGGAGATGCTGAAAATGCTTTCTACTCTGCGGAGAAATTTGATAAATATAGAGTATTAAATCAACCAGAAGATGAATATAGCAATAGAAGTAGCAAAACTGCTTTTTATGTTATTGGAGTAGACGTTGGTAGAATAGGATGTACAACTGAGGCTTGTATTTTTAAGGTTACACCACAACCTAAAGGCTCTGCAATTAAGAGTTTGGTTAATATGTTCAGTTATGAAGCTGAAGACTTTGAAAGACAAGCTATTAATTTAAAAAAGTTGTATTATAGGTACAAAGCAAGGACCATAGCAATAGATGCTAATGGTTTAGGTGTTGGACTTATTGATTTTATGACAAAAGCACAAGTTGATCCAGATAATGGTGATATTCTTCCTCCATTTGGAGTAGAGGGTGGTACTTTTGAGGATATTATAAATCAGTATAAGGATGTAAATAAAGCACCTGATGTAGAGAAAGATGCTATGTATCTAATTAAAGCTAATGCTCCTATTAATACTGAAGCCTATAGCTATGCTCAGACACAGATGAGTAGCGGCAGGGTGCAGTTCTTAATAGATGAAGCAACAGCTAAAACTAAACTGATGTCTACTAAACTTGGTCAGAATATGACTTCTGAACAAAGAAACGAAAGGTTGATGCCATTTGTTCTTACCACAGCTCTTAAAGCACAAATGTTAAATTTAGTTGAAGAGAATCAAGGAGTTAATATTATTCTAAAACAGTCCAGCAGAAGCATAAAGAAGGATAGATTCTCAGCTTTTGTATATGGAATGTATTACATAAAAAAAGAAGAAGAAAGAATGAGAAAGCGAAAAAAGAGAAATATTAACGATTTCTTATTCTTCTCGTAGATGGCGGCGGCAGCTCGGGCGCGGAACCCAAGCACCGGCCGCTTTTTAGTTAGGAGGTTTAAATGAATAGAGGTACTCGTATTAGAGGGATTGCTCTAATTCTTGCTCTTGTTCTAACTGGATTTGCCCTGTTCGATCTTGCAATGGTATTTTCAGCAAAAATAGTTATTTATATCTTCCTGGTGCTTGCGACAACAGTAGGATATTATTATAATGAAGACTTTACTGAGCCTAGTTGTTATGGAACGGGTGTAACTCGTCAAATCAAAAAAGAACTAAAAGATAATTATGATGGCGAGAGATTCTATACTATGCCACTTAGTGATGAAATAGATGAAGAAGTGGAGGTATTAGATGAATAAAAATATTTATAGACAGACAGATTCTCGATGGTCAAGCCTTCCATATCCTACAAAATCTTACTCATTTGGAGGTTCTGGATGTGGATGTTGTGCGTGTACTCACGTAATTATCGAGCAAGAAAAATATAAGAATTATACACCAAAGAATATTCGTCCATATATGGTCGAACAAGGATTTGCCACAAAAGGTCATGGTACTACATGGAGTGGGATTAAGAAAACTCTTGAACACTATGGAAATAAAACGATTAATCATCCTACAATGGATAACCTTTTTAAAACACTTGATGAGCGCAAAAAGAAAGGACTCCCATGTCTCGGAGTTATTTTGTTCCGCGCAGGCGTTAAAGGTGGTATTCGTTGGACAAGTGGCGGTCATTATGTAGCTTTCGTTGATTATAAAGTACAAAATGGAAAACACTATTTCTTTACAAAGGATTCAGGAACACGCCATCACGATGGTTGGTATGCATATGAGACTACAATGAAGGGATTAATTCCACAAGTTTGGTCAGCTCTTCCACCGACAGGAAGCACTGGCGGCAGTGATATACCAGCTCCTTCTGTTAATCCAACTCCATCTCCAGATAAGTTAGCTGTTGATGGTAAATTTGGTCCAGCTTCTATCAAGGCTTTACAGAAGAAAATGGGTACACCACAGGATGGTAAAATTAGTGGTCAGTTATCTAAATTAAGAAAATATCATAGTGGATTTAGTAGTGGTATTTCCTATGGTAGCGGTGGTAGTAGTTGTATTAGAGCATTACAAAAAATGCTGAAGTTAAGTGGTCCAGATGGTCAGCTTGGTCCAAATACAATCAAGGCATTACAAAAATATCTTGGTTTAAGTGATCCAGATGGATATTGGGGACCAAATACTTCAAAAGCTGTACAAAAATGGCTTAATGGCGATTTAAAGCCAGTTACGAATAGTTCTAATAGTTCTAGTGCTAATAAGACGCCAAGTACTCCTGCCGCAACCCCAACGAAATCTGTATATAAAGTTATTGATGTTTCTGTGTGGCAAGGAGATATTGATTGGGCAAAAGTAAAAGCTGATGGAATAGATGGTGCTATTATTAGATATGCAGATGGTAGTACTCTTGATAGTAAATTTGATAAAAACATGAAAGCTGCGAAAGCGCAAGGACTTCATGTTGGTGCTTATATCTTCAGTAGAGCTAAAACTAAAGCAGCCGCAGAAAAAGAAGCTGAAAGACTTTATAATGCTTGTAAGAAATATAATCCAGACATGCCATTATATATTGATTTAGAAGCTAGTTCACTAAGTAGATATGCTAATCAATCTGCATCTGCTTTTATCAATAAAATGAAGGCTCTTGGCGGCAAGCCTGGAATTTATGCTAATTTAAATTGGTTTAATAACTATATTAAAACTACGAATTATGTGAATTATCCGCTTTGGATTGCTCAATATAATTCAAAAATTACACACAAAAATCCTAGCTGGTTTGGAATGTGGCAATATAGCTCTAGTGGTTCTGTAAAAGGAATTAAAGGTAGAGTTGACATGGATAGATGTTATGTTGCCTATTGGAACCAGAAATAAAAGGAGAGAAAAATATGGCTAAAACAACTGATCAAATTGTATTAGAAATATTTGATGGAAAATGGGGTTCTGGTGACGAACGAAAAAAGAAACTTCAAGATGCGGGATATAATTATGATATAATTCAGAAAAGAGTTAATGAAGTAGCTGCGCATATGAAGTCTCGTAAAGAAGCCATGAAGCCTTGGTTTGATGCATGTAAAGCTCAATATAATTGGTCTTATAATGCTAAATATAACTGGGGCAACTGGAGTCCAAGAAATATTGCTAAAAGTAAAGATTGGGGAACTTGTATTACTTTTCCAAATACTGTTGCTATGCGTTGTGGCTTAATTAAAGAAGGCGGAAAGATTATTACATCTACTGGTTCACATAATGATAGTAAAGCTACTCAGAATAGTTTTTACAATAATTCTGTGAAGGCTATGAATAGTATTAATGGAAAATATTGGAGTAGTATTAAATATCCTGAAAAAACTGTTGGTACTTTAGTTAAAGAAGGCAAGATTAAAGAGGGCGATATTATCGGTTTCATGGGACACACTGCTTCTTATGCTTATAAAGATAGCAAAGGTAATTTGCTATTTAACCACGCAGGTCATGCCGCAGGAATCTATGATAATAGTAAACCTGGCTCTAATAGAGCTGCATTGAATGTAAAATCTAAATGGATGTCTAATAGGAAAGTCTATGGAGTGTTTAGTGTTAATACATTCATTGTTCTTACCTCTTGTATCAATGGTACAATTACTTATAGTGATCGTTATATGGCGGGACAAAATGTAACTATCACTATTAAGCCAAATGCTGGTTTGGGTGTACAAAGTATTAAAATAGATGGTAAGGTAGTCGGTGCTACCACTTCTTATACTATTAGCAAAATTGATTCACATCATATTATTGAAGTTGTATGTGGAACTGTAAAAAAGAAAACTATTGATGAAATTGCTCAAGAAGTAATTGCAGGTAAGTGGGGTTCTGGTGATACTAGAAAAAAGAATCTTCAAGCAGCAGGCTATGATTATGATGCAGTTCAAAAGAGAGTTAATGAACTGTTAAATCCAGGTAAAAAGTCTATAGATGTAATTGCACAGGAGGTTATCGATGGCAAATGGGGTAGCGGAGACACGCGTAAAAAGAAACTTATTGCCGCTGGATATAATTATGATGCAGTACAGAAAAAGGTCAATGAATTACTGGAGAAGAAAGCCTCCGTCAAAAAGACTTATTCAGGAATCTTACCTACAACAACAGTAAGAAAATCTAATGCTCAAGTAATTGCAGATACAATTAAATGGGCAAAATGGATTGCCGGAGATAATAGATTCCACTATGGATATACTAATAAAGCTAAAGATGCTAATGCTCACCATAATGGATGTTATTTCTGTGGAACAAATGGTAAACAAAAACGCAATATGTTAGATCCTCAATTTACATACTGCTGTAATCCATTTGTAGGTGCGGCTTGGGCACATGGTGGATGCATACCTAAGGCACTTAGTTTATGTAGAAATACTAGCTCTTGGGATTTCGGAAAGAATAGCGGATATGCTAAATCTAGTTTATTTACTAATCTTGGTCATCCTGCTAAATCAAGTTTAAAGCCTGGTGACGTACTTTGCAAAGATGGTCATGTAGCTTTATACATTGGTAATGGAAAACTTGTTGAAGCTGGTAGTGGTGATGATAATAAGAGAAATTCTACAAAATGGAATAATTCTATTAGAATTACTACATTAACTGATGCTAGATATAAAGGATTCCCTAGAGTACATAGATACAACTCTTCAGTTAATGCTACTATCACTATGTACTATGGTGAAGTTGGTAGCAGAGTTGAATTATGGCAAAAATATCTGAATTGGTATTTTGATAAGACAGTTGTTACTGTTGATGGAATCTATGGTGATGCTACATTAAAATATACTAAGTGGTTCCAAGAAAAAGAAGTTGGTAAAGGTCAAGGCGATGGCTGGGTTGGTCCTAGAACGCTTGCAGCCGCAGCTATAGTGAAAAAGTAAGGACATTTTTCAAAAATTAAATTAACTTGATTTTAAAAATACAATAGCAAACACAAAAGAAGGAGATAAAATGAGAGCAAGTAGAGGAGAAATTAAAATAGAGGATATTCTTGTTGCGGCGGGGGTAGATTTCGTTGAGGAATATTCTTTTCCAGATTTAGTTTCTTCTTCTGGGAGACCTCTTAGATTTGACTTTTGTGTATTCGATGACAATGGAGATATAGATTTCTTGATTGAATATCAAGGAATACAACATTACCAAGCTAAAAGTAAGTTTGGTGGATATGAAGGGTTACGTAAGCAACAGTTTAATGACATGCGAAAGCGCATTTATTGTGAAGAGCGTGGCATTAAACTGATTGCTATCCCATATACCGATGAGCATCGAATAAACTATGATTATATTTTTAGTTTAGCTGGTTATTAAAATTGGACAAAACTAGAAAATTTTGATATAATAAAGTTAAAAAGTGAGAGGTGTTATTTTGATAAACAGAATTGAAGAGATTAGGAACAAAGGATTTAATATTCCTTTGGCTGTTGGTGATAACACCGAAGATGTATCACCTACTTTAGTAGGAAATCATGCTTTTTCTAAAATTCGAGTTGGTGCGCAAATACTTGAAGATGCTACTATTAATAATTTAGGTAGTTTCAAGAAAGCAAATAAGCAATTCGGAACCAAAAGTTATATATTAAAGGCTATTGCAGACCAAAATTTACCAAAATTAAGAGAGATTTCTAATTTTTATTATAGAACAAGCGGTATCTATAATAGATTATGTAGATATATGGCATATTTATATAGATATGACTGGGTGGTAACACCTTATATTAATGGCGGTTTAGGTGTTGCGGCAGATGCAGATGTTAGTTTAAGTAATAATAATAGAAATAAAATACTTACAAACTTTTTTAAAGCATTAAAATATCTTGATGAATTTGAAGTAAAGAAATTTTTTGGCGATGTTGCTTTAAAAGTGATTAGATTTGGTTGCTATTATGGATATTTAATTCCTAATGGTAATAAAATGTCTGTTCAAGAACTGCCGCCAGCTTATTGTAGGTCTAGATATAGTGTAAATGGCAGACCTGCAGTAGAATTTAATATGGCTTTCTTTGACGATATGTATTCTAATAGTGAGCAGAGGGCAAAAGTATTAAATTTATTCCCTGCTGAATTTAAAAAAGGATATAAGGCGTATAAAGATGGTACTTTAAAGCTTGATCCAGGTGATTCATCTGGTTGGTATCTATTAGATATTAAAAGTGTTATAAAGTTTAATCTTAATGGTGAGGATTTTCCTCCATTTATTTCAGTTATACCTGCAATTATTGATTTAGATGAAGCGAAGGATCTTGACCAAAGGAGAATGGCTCAAAAGTTACTGAAAATTATTATTCAAAAGATGCCTATAGATAAAAATGGCGATTTAGTGTTTGATGTTGATGAAGCACAAGCACTTCATAATAATGCAGTAAGAATGTTGAGTCGTGCAATAGGTATTGATGTATTAACTACATTTGCTGATGTAGATGTAGCCGATATGTCAGACAAAAGTAATACTACTCAAACTGATGATTTAACAAGAGTAGAAAGAGCAGTTTATAATGAAGCTGGTGTATCTCAGATGCAATTTAACAGTAATAGTAATACTGCTTTAAATAATTCTATTCTTAATGATGAAGCATCGCTTTATAATTTAATTCAACAGTTTGAAGGGTTCTTAAACTTATTATTAGAGCCTTATAATAAGAATGATAGAAAGTGTTATTATAAAGCGCAAGTGTTAACCACTACGATTTATAATTACAAAGAGATGGCTAAATTATATAAAGAGCAAGCACAGATGGGTTACTCAAAGATGTTACCTCAGATTGCGTTAGGCCAATCTCAAAGTTCTATTTTAGCTACTGCTTACTTCGAGAACGATGTTCTGGATCTGGTCAGCGTATTTGTTCCTCCACTTACATCAAATACTATGAACGCTGAAGCACTAGCACAGAGAAACGGAAACAAGAATGGCGTGGGCTCGTCTAACGGATCCTCAAGTTCTAATTCAAGTGACTCTGAGGCTGGCCGCCCAGAGAAACCAGACAACGAAAAATCGGATAAAACATTAGCAAATAGAGAGTCTATGTAAGAGGGAGATAGAAAATGAGTTTACCACATAAATCTATAGCGACGATTGAATCACCACAATTCATTAATCTTCAACCTCTTGATATTAATCCGTTAATGTCAAAATGTGAAATTAAGGTATTTTACATAGGTGAAAATCGTAATGGTAGTTATATCAATAAGGATGTAGCTACAGAAATGGCTAAGACATTACGCGGCGCTCCTATCGTTGGTTATTATAGTGATGATAAGCAGGACTTCAGAGACCATGGTGACCAATTAATTCTTGATGCAGATGGTATTCATTTTAATTGCTTAACAAAGCCTTATGGTTTTGTTTCACCGGATGCAGAAGTTTGGTTCCAAAAGTTTAATGACTTTGATGATTTTGGTAATGCTGTTGAGAGAGAATATCTTATGACAACTGGTTACCTGTGGACAGAGCAATTCCCAGAAGCTAAAACAGCTTTAGAAAATGGCGGCCGCCCACAATCTATGGAACTAGATGATGAGCATCTTGATGGTCATTGGAGTGTGAACTCAGCAACTGGTGCAGAGTTCTTTATTATTACTGACGCAGTAGTGTCAAAGCTTTGTATTTTAGGTGAAGATGTTGAGCCTTGTTTCGAAGGCGCCGCAGTTACAGCACCTAAATTCACTCTTGATGAAAACTTTAATCGTACTTTATATAGTATGATGAAGGATTTAGAATTTGCATTGAAAGGAGAGCATACAGTGGACAATGCTAATATCATTGTAGATGAAGTAAAGACAGAGGACGAAATCGTTCAAACTGAATTTACAGAAACTCAAGAAGAAGCAGAAGATACATCAAGCTCTTCAGAATTTGTTAAAAAAGAAGAAGAGGAGCAAAAAGACGCTCAAGAAGAATCTAAAGAAGATGCAAATGATGAAGAAGAGGAAGATGACGAAGATAAGAAGAAATTTGAAGTAAAAGTAGAAGATGATTCTGCTGAATCTCATACAGAGCGTACTAAACTTGGTAATGAAGTTGGTGGTGCTCCAGAGAGAGAAGAAGAGGAAGAGGAGGAAGATGCTGAACCAGAGTCAGATCCTACTCCTGTTAAATCTAACTCACTTCATACTGATGCAGAATATGAAGCACTTGAAGCTAAATATACTGCACTTCAAGAATCTTACAATGAACTCGTTGCTTTCAAAAATGATGTAGAAGATAAAGAAAAGGATGCTTTAATTGCTCAGTTCTCTATGCTTTCTGATGAAGATAAGAAAGACGTAATGGAGAATAAGAGAAATTATTCTCTTGAAGATATTGAAGCAAAATTAGCAGTAATTTGTTATAGAAAAAAGGTCAATTTTGATTTAGATAATACATCAAAAAATGATAAAGATATGACAGAGAAAACTGTTACTACTTTTAGTTTAGATATGAACGATTCAACTCCAGATTGGATAAAATCAGTTGAAGAAGTTCAGAATAGAAATTAATTAGGAGGGTTGTCTAATATGGCACAAATTAAGAGAATCGGTTTTGGACAAGTAGAGCCTAACCATCTTTCTGCTCAAAAGACAGGCCAGATTTATGCACAGCTTCCTGCAGCATCTGTAAGTGATGGTAAACTGGTTGCTATTGCTCAACTCGAGCAGGGCCAGTTTTTAAAATATAACTATGCTGATGGATTTGCAGGATTAACAGGCGATGGCGAATGGTGCCTTGTTTATTGTGAAGAAAAGCTTTACGATCCTCGTAAGCAAATGCATAGGGACTTTGTTTTAAAAGCTACTGACTTCTCAGATGGTTTTATTTATCCAAGACTTTTCAAAACAAATATTGGAGATATTTATACAACAAATACATTTGGAGCAAATACAAGCGATAGCGCAGAGGTTGCTGGACTTACATTAAGTGTTAAGGATTACCTTGAAGTAGATGCTACTACAGGATACCTTAAGAAAGCTGCAAGCCTTGCTAACGCATCTGTTCCTTGCTTCCAGGTTGTTAAAGAGTACACAATGCCTGATGGACAGCCAGGTGTTAAGATTCAGAGAGTAAAGTAAGAAAGGAGAGAGATTAATGGCTTTAGATAGAACAAATTTAATCGCATTAGCTAAGGCTACTGCAAAAGCCTCTTTAAATCCTTCTGCTAACTTCTCTTATGAAGGAAAGAATCTTACATTCGAGGCTTTAAATGAGACATTTAGGAAAGAAATGAATGAACTTGCTTCTAACTTCCGTGAGTATAGAAGAAATAGAGACCTCATCTTCGAACTTATCGAGGTTGGTGTTGATGAAATTCTTCCTGCAAGAGTTATGCAGAACTACGGACAGTTCGCAGAAGTTAAGACATATGCACAGGGAGATAAGCCAGTATTCTCAACAAGAATCAGTGCTAAATCCAGAATTAGAGCTAAGAACAACTTCGTAACAAGAGTTGGTCTTGCTGGTAGATATGAAGTCTTCAAGCTTGATGGAGATACTTATGAAATTCCTACAAGCGCTTGGGGCGGAGCTGCTCAGATTGGATTCGAAGAGTTCCTTGATGGCAGAATCCAAATGAGTGACGTTTATGACCTCATTCTTGAGGGTATGGACGAAGCTGTTTACAGAGAAATCGCTAAGGGTCTTGATGCTGCTGTTGCTAAGGTAACTGCCAAGAACAAGACTAGCCAAACTGGTTTCGTAGAAGCTCAGATGGATAGACTGATCCAGACAGCTGATGTTTATGGTAAGTCTACTATTTACTGCACATTTGAGTTCGCTGCAACAATGATTCCAGATGACAGATGGGCTTCTAATGAAATGAAGCAAGAGCGTTGGGATGTTGGATATTATGCTACTTATAAGGGACATAATGTTATTATCCTGCCTCAGTCATTCACAGACATTGATAACGCAGTTAAGGTAATGGATCCTTCTAAGGCTTACATTATCCCAACTGGTAGCGATAAGCCAGTCAAGGTTGCGTTTGAGGGCGAAACTGCTGTACGTGAAGTTGAGAGCCAAGAGGATTGGTCAAGAGAGATCCAGACTTACCGTAAGTTCGGTGTCGGTGTTCTTCTGGTTAACCCTGGTATCTGTGTATACACTAACAGTAGTCTTAAAATCACTAATTAGTTGATTGAATAAATACAATATATACGGGGAAGGTTTTTAATCTTCCCCTTTTCTTTGTATATTAAGGAGATAAAAGGAGTTATACGATAATGGTAGATAAGGATAAGATTATCAAGGTTACGAATAGGGATAAAGGTAGTGTAGGCTATATCATTCCAGATTTAGGAAATTTAAATAGACAATTTCAGCCTGGCGAGACTAAGGACCTAACTTTCGAAGAACTACAGAAGCTGTCCTGGATTCCTGGTGGTATGTATATGTTACAGAATTGTTTAGTTCTTGATGATGCGGCCGCAGTAGAAGAGCTTCTCGGTGAAGTAGAACCTGAATATTATTATGGCGAGAAGAATGTGAAGTATCTTCTTCAGTATGGTACTTTAGATGAATTTTTAGACTGTCTTGATTTTGCACCTGCTGGTGTACTTGACATGATTAAAGATTTAGCTGTAGAACTTCCGCTTAATGATGTTCAGAAGAGAGAAGTTATTAGAGATAAACTTGGATTTGATGTAGATTTTGCTGTTGAAATGGAAAGAAATGCTAATGAAGGTTCTAATAAAGAACATGAAAATGGCAAGAGAAGAGCAGCAGTCCCAAAGATGGAAGAAAAGAAAGAAGAAAAGGCTCCTACTCGTAGGGTTGTTAAAGTTATAGAGGACAAATAACTATACGAAAGGAAGGATAATATGAGTGAAAAAGTAAAGTATACATCCTTCTCAAAAATATATGATAGTTTTTATGCTAAAATTACTGATGATATGTATATGGAATTAACTGAAGAAGAAACTGCGGCGATAGCTAGGGAGCTGCTACTTACTGCGGTTCATAAGTTTGAATTTCCTAGAACGCCGCTTGTATATAAGTTAAACCATCATGAAGAAACTGATGCAAATGGTAATACTTATATGGAAGGCGCTTTTAAGGGAAGATTAATTCCAGAAGAAATTAATATTCTTGCTACATACATGGTGGTTGAATGGCTTGGTCAACAACTTGCTTCTGTTGAAAATACTCGCATGAAGTATAGTGGTTCTGATTTTAAATTTACCTCTCAAGCAAATCATATGCAAAAGCTATTAATGCTCAAGAAAGATTATGAAAGAGAGGGGTTCCATTTACAAAGACTTTATAAACGTAGAGTTAGAGACAGACATGGAGTGTTTCATTCTACTATGTCTAAGATTATGGAACCAGAAGATAGAAGATGGACAATTGGCGATGGTTGGCCAGTTAATGAAGAGGGCGATGATGATGAATGGATTGCCGATGGTATCATTTGGTATCCTACTGATGAGGAGGATGAAGAATGGTAATATTAAAAAATGGCATTGAAATTGAAGAGGTCGCTGTTCATGATAATTTAAAACGTATTATTAATCAAGTATATAAACTATTACCTATGAGAGAAGAGGGGTCCAATTGGGAAAAACCATTGGACACTCTTCTTGAGGAACTTAAAGGAATGGATAGGTTACTTATCGGCCAACATAGAACCCTCTTTTCCTTATTATGTAAGATGGAAGGATTATT